TGCACCACCTGGGGCGTGTTCTACAACGAGGAGGAGAACAACTCACCGCAGGTGATCCTGCTCGACGCGTTCAAAGACCGGATGGCGTTCCCTGAACTCAAGCAAACAGCGCTCAAGCACTGGAAAGAGTGGCAACCCGACGCGTTCATCGTGGAGAAAAAGGCTGCTGGGGCCCCCCTGATCCAAGAGCTTCGGCAGATGGGCATCCCGGTTCAGGAGTTTTCACCCAGCCGGGGAAATGACAAAATGGTGCGGGTAAATGCCGTGGCCGACCTTTTCTCTTCTGGGAAGGTGTGGGCCCCAGATACTCGCTGGGCGCGGGAAGTCATCGAAGAAATTGCTGCGTTCCCTGTTGGGGAGCACGACGACTACGTTGATACCACCACGCAAGCGCTCCTGCGCTACCGGCAAGGCGGGTTCATTTCGCTCGACAGCGATGAGCCAGAGGACAGGTTTTTCCAACGTCGCCGGGCGGCGTATTACTGATTAAAAGGGTTCCAGATGGCCACGAACATCGACAAAGCGCTTTTCCAAGCCCCGCAGGGTCTGGAGTCCGAAGCCGACGGCACGGAGGGTATCGAGATTGAGATTGTTGACCCCGAAGAGGTGAACATCAAAGCAGGTGATGCTGAAATCAGCATCTCCAAAGAGGAACCCAGCATCGACAATTTCGATGCCAACCTTGCCGAGCACCTGCCCGATGGCGTGATGGCGACGATGATTGGCGAGCTTGCCAACGCCATCGACAACGACAAGAACTCCCGCAAGGACTGGGAGAAAGCGTACGTCACCGGTCTGAAGCTCATGGGCTTGCAGATTGAGGAGCGGACGGAGCCGTGGGATGGCGCGTCGGGTGTCTTTCATCCCATGATTACCGAGGCGGTGGTGCGGTTCCAGAGCGAGACCATCACCGAGACGTTCCCGGCCCAGGGCCCGGTCAAGACCAAGATCGTGGGCAAGCAAACGCCCAAGAAGCAGGAGGCGGCTGTCCGGGTGCAGGAGGACATGAACTTCCAGTTGACCGAGAAGATGCAGGAGTTCCGCCCCGAGCATGAGCGCATGCTGTGGTCGCTCCCGGCCACGGGCTCGGCGTTCAAGAAGGTCTACTACGACCCGAACCTCGGCCGTCAGGTCTCCATCTTCATCCCTGCGGAAGACATCATCCTGCCCTACGGCGCGTCGGACATCCAGACTTGCCACCGCGTCTCGCACGTCATGCGCAAGACCGAGGACGAGATCAAGAAGCTCCAGATGCAGGGTTTCTACCGAGATGTCGAGATCGGCCTGCCCGAGAAAAAGATCGACGACATCAACCGGGCCAAGGACAAAGAGACCGGGTTCACCGACCTGAACGACGACCGGTATACGTTGGTGGAAAGCCATGTGGATTTGGTCATCGAGGACGACCCGCTGTGCATCCGCAGCGAGGACGGCGAGCCCGCTGGGGTTTCTCTCCCGTACGTTGTCACCTTTATCCGGGGCACCGACACGGTGCTGGCCATCCGGCGCAACTGGAACGAGGATGACGAACTGCATCTGAAGCGCCAGCACTTCGTCCACTACCAGTACATCCCCGGCTTCGGTGCCTACGGCTTCGGCCTCTTCCACCTGATCGGCGGCTTCGCCAACTCGGCCACTTCCCTGATGCGCCAGTTGATCGACGCTGGCACGCTGTCGAACCTGCCGGGCGGTCTGAAGTCTCGAGGTCTGCGGATCAAGGGCGACGACACCCCCATCGCCCCGGGCGAGTTCCGGGACGTGGACATCGGCTCTGGCGCACTGCGTGACAACATCCTGCCCCTGCCGTACAAAGAGCCGTCGGCCACCCTCTACAACCTGCTGAACACGGTGGTCGAAGAAGGTCGCCGGTTCGCAGCCACGGCCGACATGAAGGTGGCCGACATGTCCGCGCAGGCTCCGGTGGGCACGACGCTGGCACTGCTCGAGCGGCAACTGAAAGTCCTCACCGCCGTTCAGGCCCGGGTGCACTACGCGCTCAAGCAGGAGCTTCAGCTTCTCAAGGCCATCATCCGCGACTACACGGACGAGGAGTACAGCTACGAGCCGGACAGCGACGGCGAGGCCGACATCCGCCGCGTCAAGAAGTCTGACTACGACTTGGTCGAAGTCATCCCGGTCAGCGACCCCAACGCGGCCACTCTCTCCCAGCGGCTGGTGCAGTACCAAGCGGTCATCCAGCTTTCCCAGACGGCTCCGGACATCTACAACCTGCCCCAGCTTCACCGGGGGATGCTCGAGGTTTTGGGCATCCGCAACGCTGACAAGCTGGTGCCGCTGCCTGAAGACCAGAAGCCCAAAGACCCGGTGTCCGAGAACGTGGCTGCACTCAAGGGCGAGCCGCTCAAGGCGTTCATGTATCAGGATCACCAGTCACACATTCAGGTGCACATGGCGGCGATGCAGGACCCGATCATCATGCAGTTGGTCGGTCAGAACCCTCGAGCCCCCCAGATTCAGGCGGCCATGATGGCGCACATCGCCGAGCACGTTGGCTTTGCCTACCGGCAGAAAATCGAGCAGCAACTGGGCATGGCCCTGCCGCCCGAGGACGAGAAGCTGCCACCGCAGATCGAGATGTCGCTGTCCCAGATGATGGCGCAGGCCGCACAGCAGGTTCTCCAGCAGAGCCAAGCACAGGCTGCCCAGCAGCAGGCACAGGAGCAAGCCCAAGACCCGGTGCTCCAGATGCAGCAGCAAGAGCTTCAGATCAAGGCACAGGAAGTGCAGATCAAGCAGCAGAAGGTGCAGGCAGATGCCGCCGCCAAAGCGCAAGACCTCGAGCTGCGGAAGCAAGAACTTGACTCCCGTATGGAACTGGAAGGCATGAAGTTGTCCGTCCAGACCCAGAAGGATGCCGTCAAGCTGGCCGCCGACCAGCAGCGCGAAGGGCTGCGAATCGGTGCTGACATCGCCAAGAGCCGTGCCGACGCGGCTCGCAACCGGAGCAAACCCAACCAATGATCCAAGACTTCGCACGCGTACTGCGCGACAAGCTACGCACCGACATGAACAACTACGCCGACGACTTGGCGGGTGGTGCATGCCGCTCTTATGACGAATACCAAAAACTCTGCGGTGTGATTCAGGGTCTCGCCACCGCAGAGCGTCATCTCCTCGACCTTGCAGAGAAAGTGGAAAAATCCGATGAGTGAATCTGGCCTGATCCTTCCCCCGGGAATCACACTCCCCAAAACCATCCAGCCCAAGGAAACGCAGGACGAACAGATTCCTGCCGACCAGAAAGCCAAGTCTCTGCCGGAACCCACCGGCTGGAAGATTCTGTGCGTGGTGCCGGATGTTTCGGACACGTTCGAGAACTCCTCCATTGTGAAAGCCGAAAGCTTCATGAAATCCGAGGAGCACGCGACGACCGTCCTGTTTGTCCTGAAAGTCGGCCCCGACGCATATAAGGACAGCGCCAAGTTCCCGAACGGGGCGTGGTGCAAGGAAGGCGATTTCATCTTGACCCGCACGTATTCCGGTACGCGTTTCAAGATTTTCGGAAAAGAGTTCCGTCTGCTGAACGACGATCAAGTCGATGCAGTGGTGGAAGACCCTCGCGGCATTTCCCGCGCTTGATAAGGAGTAACCATGTCTGGATACAAATTCCCCGACGAACAAGACGACGACAAGCAAGTCACCGCTGACAACGGCGGTGAGGGCGAAAACGAGATCAAAGTCACCGCCGAGGCGGATGAAGTTGAAGTCGAGATCGTTGACGACACCCCCGAACGCGACCGTGGCCGCAAACCCCTTGACCGGGAAGTTGCCGACCCCACGGACGACGAGATCGACGGTTACTCCGAAGGCGTGAAAAAGCGCATCAAGGAACTCACCCACGCTCGCCACGATGAACGCCGGGCCAAGGAAACCCTTCTGCGGGAGAAGCAGGAGTTGGAGCGCCTTGCCCAGCACATGGTCGAGGAGAACAAGCGGCTCAAGCAGTATGTCCAGACCGGCACTGAGCAGTATGTCGCTTCTCAGGTGCAGGTTGCGGAGAACGAGGTTGAGAAAGCCAAGCAGCAACTCAAAGCTGCGACCGAGGCTTTTGATACTGAGGCCATCATCGCCGCCCAAGAGGCGCTGATGGAGGCGAAGTTCAAAGTGCAGAGTGCCAAATCTTTCAAGGCACCCCCTGTACAGGAAGAAAAATTTGTTGTACAAACCGCACAACAAGATACCTCTCCCTCGGAACTCGATACCAAAACCCTGAACTGGCAGGCACGCAACCAGTGGTTTGGGTCTCCGGGGTATGAAGAACTTACCAGCTTCGCACTGGGGCTGCATCAAAAACTGGTGAACTCGGGGGTTGACCCCCGCTCCGACGAGTACTTCGAGCGAATCGACACTCGCATGAAGGATAAGTTTCCCGAAGTGTTCGGTGAAACCAAGTCCCAGCCGAAATCCGGCGATGGCTCCAGAAAGCCTACGACGGTTGTTGCCCCGGCGACTCGTTCTACGGGTGCAAAGAAAATCCAACTGACCTCCACGCAAATCGCGTTGGCGAAGAAGTTCGGACTGACCCCGCAGCAATACGCTGCTCAAGTAGCAAAACTGGAGAAATCGAATGGCTGAAACTCAAACCCGGACCCCTCGTGAACTGGTTTCACGCGAGAAGACTGCCCGTGCGGTGTATGTCCCGCCGAGCGCTCTGCCCGATCCGACCCCCGAGCCGGGGTATGTGTACCGCTGGATTGCGACGCACATTCTTGGCGAGGCCCAGAACGTCAACGTGTCGAACAAGATGCGTGAAGGCTGGGAACCGGTGAAGGCGGTTGACCATCCGGAACTGATGCTGGAAGGTAATGCCAAAACTGGCAACGTGGAGATTGGCGGCCTCATGCTTTGCAAGATGCCTGCTGAACGTGCCCGGGCCCGTGACGAGTATTACGCCAACCAGAATCGTGCCCAGATGGAGTCTGTTGACAACAACTTCCTGCGAAACAATGACCCGCGCATGCCGCTGTTTGCCGACCGCAAGTCGTCGAGCACGCGTGGTGGGTTTGGTTCTGGTTCCAAGTAACAACTTAGGAGTTTTTCATGGCTTCCACTGCTTCTCCGTACGGCTTCCGTGCCGTCAATGAGATCGGCGGCCTGCCTTATGCTGGCAGCACCCGCACGTTCCTCATCAACCCCGCTGGCTACAACACGAACATCTTCAACGGTTCGCTGGTGTACGTGGCCACCACGGGCTACCTGCAACTCGTCACGGCCGACGGCTCTGACGGCACCACCAACGCTTTCCCGGCTGGCACCACGCTGACCGGCGCTGTTGGCGTGTTTGTGGGCTGCTCGTACGTGAACGCCCAAGGCCAGCAAATCTGGTCGCAGTACTACCCCGCCAACACCACTGGCGTTGTGACTGCCACCGTGATCGACGATCCCGATGTGGTGTTCCAAGTGCAGGCTGACGGCTCCGTGGCCCAAGCCGGTCTGGGCGCCAACGTCACTCTGGCCAACGCCCAGTCCACCAGCACTGGCTCGACCCAGTATGGCAACAGCAACGTCGCTGTGTCTGCAACCACCAAGACCACGACCGCTCCGTTCCGCGTGATCGGTTTTGCGTCTCCCGCTGGTGATGCCTACACCGACCTGCTGGTCAAGTTCAACCCCGGCTGGCACAGCTACACCAACGTTGTTGGTCTGTAATAAGGAGTCCTGACAAATGGCTATCTCTCGTTCCCAACTTCTGAAGGAACTCCTGCCCGGCCTGAACGCGCTGTTCGGCATGGAGTACGCCCGTTACGGCGAAGAGCACAAAGAAATCTACGAAACCGAGAAATCGGAGCGTAGCTTCGAGGAGGAGACCAAGCTGTCCGGCTTCGGCGCTGCTCCGGTGAAGAACGAAGGCTCGGCAATCGCCTACGACAACGCGCAGGAAGCTTTCACCGCACGCTACACCCACGAGACCATCGCTCTGGGTTTCTCGATCACCGAGGAAGCTGTGGAAGACAACCTGTACGACAGCCTGTCGGCCCGTTACACCAAGGCTCTGGCCCGTGCAATGGCTTACACCAAGCAGGTGAAAGCTGCTGCCGTCCTGAACAACGGCTTCAGCCAGAGCTACCTCGGTGGCGACGGCGTTTCGCTGTTCGGCGTGAACTCCAGCGGCACCCGCGTGGGCCACCCCCTGGTCGGCGGCGGTCAGAACTACAACTCCCCCACCACGGGCGTTGACCTGAACGAAACCTCGCTGGAAAACGCCACGATTCAGATCGCTGCGTGGACCGATGAGCGCGGCCTGCTGATCGCTGCCAAGCCCGTGAAGCTGGTGATCCCCCCGAGCCTGATGTTCGTTGCCAAGCGTCTGCTGGACACCGAACTGCGCGTCTCGACTGCTGATAACGACATCAACGCGATCAAGCAGATGGGCACCATCTCCGGTGGCTACACCGTCAACCACTTCTTGACCGACACGAACGCTTGGTTCCTGACCACCGACGTGCCCAACGGTCTGAAGCACTTCGAGCGTGTGGCCCTGTCCACCTCGATGGACGGCGATTTCGACACCGGCAACGTGCGCTACAAGGCCCGCGAGCGTTATTCGTTCGGCTGGTCTGATCCTCTGGGCATCTGGGGTTCCGCTGGAGCCTGATGATGGGGTCGGGGGTACCCGGCCGTCTCAGTGAAAAAGGGGCCTTGTGCCCCTTTTTCTTTTCGGTTATATTGCCCCAAACCCGGGGTTATCCGGTGCGCTGACAGTCCCGGCTGACGACATGCAGACAGACGCACCCCCAACGCACTCGCATGTGAGGATCAAATGGCAAACACCACCTTCAACGGCCCGGTTCGCTCGCAGAACGGCTTCCAGTCCATCACCGTGAGCAGCACCACTGGTGCCGCCACCGTCAACTCTTCCTTCGGCACCGATGTCATTCTGGGCACCCAGTCGCTGTCTGGCGCGGGCGCAGTGGACATCACCAACGCCTTCACCGCACTGACCACCACCGGCTCGGCCCAAGCGCTGACGCTGGCCGACGGCACGGTCGGTGAGATCAAGATCATCACCCACGTTGTGGATGGCGGCTCTGCTGTGCTGACCCCCACGACCAAGATTGGCTTCACCACCATCACCTTCACTGGTGTGGGCGAGTCGGCCATGCTGGTCTACACCGCTGCTGGCTGGGCCATCGTTGCTCTCAACGGCGCTGTCGCAGCCTGATAGGGGTACGACATGGGTATGCAAACTGACATCAAAGCCTCCTCGTTGGCGGCGTCAGGCACAGCGTTCAACCAGCGTACCCGTGTTCGTGGCGCGTTGATTGAGCCCAGTGGGTCTGCTGGCAGCGTCGTTTTCAAAGACGGCGGCTCTGGCGGCACCACGGTGATGACGATCAACACGACAGCCAATGGCGAGACGTTCTCGATGGTCGTACCGGCCGATGGCATCCTGTTCTCCACCGACGTGTACGTGGCTCTGACCAACGCGAAGGTGACGGTGTTCTATGGCTAAGACCGC